TCAGCCCATACTGAGGCTGCGCCGCATGCCATGTGAAAGGGGCAGGGCGTAGCCAATCAGACAGAACTGATCCAAGGCGAATAAGACGACGGACTCAAAGCCGCTGGCCTCGGCGAGCCTTGCTTCCTTGAGCCAGGGCGTAGATGAATCGCCAATACCGACCAAATGACTGCGCTGCGCCGGGGGGAATCCGTAGGCGGCGCCCATCGCGATGCTCGTCATACTTAGGTCTAAGTCCCGCTCGTACGTGTAAGTGAAGCTTTCGGTCTTCAGGCAATTCAGATTGGCGGGAGTCCAATCGCTGACTGGATAATTGATGACGTGGTTGAGCGGCGTGTTGTTCACGTCGGTGGGATACAGCACCTCAAAGCGGCAGTCGGCATAGAGTGAACGAACGTAGCTACGAATCTGGCTCGTAAACGCGCCGATCAATCCAGGTAGGAACGCAGCTTCCTGTGGGATCGTTTGAGGATCCACCGTGTTACTCGTGATTACCGTTATTTCGCGTCCGTATTGCGCGAGGAAAGTACTCGTGGTGTAGGCGTCATAAAAAGGCATTCCGGAACCGTCATCCGGGAAATACCACCACTGCACCTCGCCGAATTGCAAGTAAGGTGTTAAACCGGCGGCCGCCATCACGCTGGCCATGTCCTGATACACCTGCTGCCAGAACGCGGCGCTCGCCGGAGAAAAGTTGGTTTGTAACGAAGGCGTAGTCAGCAATACCGGAGCCTGGCTGGGATAAACCTGGGCGATGCCGGCTTCAGCGGAAGGATCGCCATTTCCCAACTCCATGCTAAACGAAGCCACCACATCCAGGCCATAGCCGTTCAGGGCTTGAAAATAACTGGTGCTCCAGTCGCGGGCCGCCCGATTCAAGCGGGGAGTTGCCGTCAGATCGGTGAGCCAGGCGCCATCCACGCCACCGGTAAAGGTCGGACCAGAGACAGAGATAGAGAGATTCGTGGTAGGCGCACTTGTGGAAATGGTGATGTTGTTTCCGTCGCTGCCCATCGAGCGGGAAAAAATGTTGAGTTGACTGCCGGTGGCCTGCGCCCAAACCGCGGTATAGCCGCTGTTCAGGAGTAGCTCAAACGCGGTTGCCAGCGTTTCCACGGTATCGCCATCCAGATTCAGATGCTCAATCACGGTTTGAGTGGAAGGCGGTTGACCGGTTTGTCCCAGGATGATTTGCGTCGTCTCGTTCTGATCCGGAGACCCTGAAAACGTGACCGTAGCTGAGGCATAACTCTGCGCAGGGCAGGTCAGCTCATAAAACCAGAGTGCGCCGGCATAATGATTGACCCTTCCACGAAAGCCGAGCGAGTTGATCATCCAAGCCGTTCGTTCGGGCGCCAGAGCGAGCGATTGGTTGGTGTCCCAGTCGGTGGCCAGGGTGAGTACCGATTCCGTGGGTTCGACAGGCAGAGTGGCTGCCGGAATCGCGACTTCCAAAAAGTCGAAGTAGAAATAGGTTCCTGGGTCGCCAGCGTGCGCCGCGGTGACGGTGTGGCTTCCGGACTCGAATTGACCCAGGAATTGGCGAATGAGCACATCTTCGCCGGGAACATTCAGGTTCACAAGGGACGGACTCTGGCCGTCAACCGAAATCGAGATCACTGTGCCGTTGTCCAATAGACGGGTGCCCAAATAAAGGCTGTGCGGTTGCGAGGAGGTATAGCTACAAGTGAACGACGAAGTGGGGGTATCCGAAGACTGAATGCTACCTCCGGAATAATTGCCGCCCGTACTGCTCCACGAACCGGTATATTGAACTTCGCTCGAGTCGTTTTCGATACGGCTGCTGCCGGGGCCAGCGACCGAATAACTCAGACCGCTGCCGCTTACGTTCCAATTGGAGACCGTGACCTGAAACTCGGTTCGAAGATAGGCTCCGGGCTGTAAGTCGGCCGAATAGGTCCAGCGCAGTTTTCTGATGGCATTCGAGGGAACTTGTCCGAGAACTGGGTCTTGCAACGAGGCAAACGGCAGGGTGATTGACCATGCCGAGGGCGACGTTCCGCCCGAAAGCTGCTTGGAAACGGCATCCCATTGCTCGGTGCAGGCGCCCGAAACGTAGCTGTAGACGCCGATCCGATTTCCGTTCGCACCCGTCGTTGAGTTGGAGAGGGTCTGGCCGGATCCGACGTAGGTCAAAGTAATCGACGTGCCGTTGGCAACGGCTTGCATCGTTGAGGAGAAAGCATTCACTCCCGCAACGATGTTCTGGATGGCAACCTCCAAGGTGTCGGCGCTTGTCAAAAGATATGGATAGTGCTCGGAAAGAAATGCCAGCCCCACGGAATCGCCGGGTGTCGGACTGCCACCGAGTTGAAACTGGACCGTAGCACACTGATAACCGCCTGTAACCGGCGTAGCGTAATTGAGCAGCGGGACCCTGTAGATGGTCTCGCCCGTACCGGGATTGGCCCAGATGCGGAGCGTGGGCCAATCCACCGTCGGATAAAGGTCTGAGTCAAGGGGAATACAGTTTTGCCTGGTTTCTTGGTAGGCGAGCGTCAGTCCGCTGAGATCGCCGTTTGGCAACGAGCGGAACGCAGGATGTTCGAAGACATTGTCCCGGTTCCATTCAATGACTGCCCAGTCGAACTGCTGCCGCCAGGAACCCGAGACGGTAAAGCCGTTCGGACTGGTCTGACTCAAGGCCGCAATGGCGGATGGCTCAAAGAAATAACATTGCAAGTCGCGATCGGGCTGGAGTTTGTTCAACGTTTCCGGCACAGGCAGGCCTACAGTCTAATTGTTACGGTGAGATCGCTACCGGGGGCGGCGTTCGCTGTTTGCACAACCGAGGTGATGTTCAAGCCGACTTGCGCCCCAGCTTGCAATGGACCAAGCGCGAATCCATCGACTACATTGGAAGTGGTCGTGCCCGCCGGGATGGTCAGCTGACAGAACGGCTGCCCATTCTGTGTCACCTCCATGACGACCGGAGCTGCAGCCGGGGCATCTGATACAACCGCATATACGTCGCGTACGGAATGAGAAGTGTCAACCAGCAGTGGAGGCGCTGCATTGGTTTGGATTGCCAAAGCGCCATCCACCTGGATGGAAAGTTGTCCTCCGGAAAGCGTGCGCAGTCCAGTATCCGAAGTATTCGTAAACGATTGCTCGGCCACGGTGCTATTTCCATGCGAATTGGTCACGAACAATTCTGCGGCCGCGATGCGAACATCGGGCAGGACGATCGGAAAGAGGTAGCTGCCGCTGGCGGGACTGCCGAAAAAGCCTTGGGCGAACGGCATGATGAAAATCTTCTTCTCAAGAGCGTAAACGCCCGTTTGAGCCGCATGTGCCGTTGCAGTACTTCCGTGTGAACCTCGATTGACTTGTACGGTCGTTCCATTGCTCAGGTCCTGCTGAACGAGCATTACTTCTGCGTCAACCTGCAATAAGTCCCCGGCCGACGCGGAAATTGCGGTTGACACAGCCAGCGTTGTATCCCCGGCCCCGGCGGCGGCACTTAGAAGGATCGTCGATGGGCCGTTCAGTTCGTCCCAAAAAGCCAACGTCAGGGTGCCGGCGTTGACTGTAATCGTATTGTCGAGGGACGTAAAACCGATTCCCACCAAGTCCACAGTGCCTTGTCCGGCGAGATACAACCCAAATGTGGGTTGGCCTGCAACATCCGAGTCCAGATTATTCCCGACGTTGCCTGAAATCCGCCAACGAGTCAAGGGTGAGAGTTCGAGGTCGCTCTCCTCGTTGCGGACGTTGGCGGCGCGGCCGGAAATGTGAAGCGTCACGCCCTCGCGGTTTGGCACCGGAAACGATACCGGCGATGCAGCGCTCGACGCCCCAAACTGCCAAGAGGAGTCTGCGATCAGGAAGGAGCTGGTCGTGTCCGGCGCAATGTCCCAGCTGGGAGTGATCGTTAAAGTAGTGGCTGAATTTGCGGCAATCGTTCGCTCCTGTCCGTCCCCGGTTCCTTGCTCGATGCGCACTGTGGCGCCACGATACTGGTTCGGAAGCATGTTTAACGTGCTGTTTCCAACGGTAGTTGCGGATTGAACGTCAACACTTTCGGGAGGTTGAAGCTCCAAGCGCCAGTAGAAATTCGCGTGGTCGTAGTTGTAATCAGGGGGACCCTGGAGTAAGGCCGTTGCGCCCAGGTCGGTGAATTGCGTGGCGATCGGAACGTTTTGCGCTATGAGCAACAGCTGGATTGGATTCGCGCCGCGGTAAACGTTAAACCCGGCTGCAGTCGACGAGAAGCTTAGGGTGACCAACGTCACTTGGTTCGTATTCGTTCCTGCAGGTACGCTAGCCATGATCGTGAATGAAAGCCCGCCCTCTGCGCCGGTCGCATCCACTGCGCTCAGTGCGTAATATAAAGCCTGGCCGCCGGCCAAGGTCCCGCCGGTCGTGTTGATTTGAGGATTCAGACCCGCCAGCGGGATGCCCGCCGCGCTCGCCGTCGGCCTAGCGGGGACGGAAAAGCTGACGGACAAGTTGCTACCAATGCTTCCATCGCTGCTGACGACGGAAGATTCAACCACTCCGAACTGCGGTACCCCGTTGCTGTCCAGCACACTGCCCACGAGCGGTCTGGGCACACCTATTTCGAACCCCGGTGGGCTTCCAAAGTTAATCGTGCCGGTGTTGACGGCGGTGTACCACGAATCATCGTGAAGCTGAGCCGTGATGGATACGGATAGAAAATTGACACCCGGAGAAATCTTGGTGATCCGAAACGGCTGGCGGCTGAAGCCCTCCTTCGCATACGTAATGGTGATTATGTCTCCCGGCGCTAGCCCCACACCTTTCATGCTGGTTTGAAACTGAACATAGGTGTTGCCTTGGACCGACTTATACAACTGCAGCGCGGCGGCTCTTGTCGCTTGATCGCAATTCGGCAAGCCGAGTGCCGTCAGACTAGTCGTAATGTTTTGCCCTGTCAACAGCGAGTCATCGATATCCACCAGAGAGAGGCTGTCCTGTTGGTACTGGTTGAACTCGTCCTGGAATTCCACTGTGTACTGGTTCGGCGTGTCAGCCGTTGCACGGGACGAAACACTTAACGTCGATGCACCATTGTTTTGGCGCAAGATTCCAGACAACTCGTTATCTCCGAACTCGTAGGCCGGCCAGCCTCCATCGAGCGCCTCCGTACTATTGCTGCCTGCTCGTAGTATCGGCTGTTGCACCGCCAATGTATCTTCGCCATTCAACTGGAGCAAGCCGCTTGTGCTAAGAGTCAAGAACATTGCAGATCCGTTGCAGATCCCGCGCACGATGTCACCCACACTGCGGGTGTCGGTCAATAACAAGTTGCACTGATATCTGGGAATCAGAGTGTTGTTGCCGTTCAAATCGACCGTTTGCACCAGCGCGTCACACCGCGCGGCCACATTAGCAAAGCTGACCAGGTCTAACTCGCCGGTGCTCCATCCACTGCGCCTCAGGACGTCCAGGATCACCCACGCCGGATTGTTCGTGAAGGTTGGGTCCAGAGAGTTGCCGCTCGTATCAAACCGCGGCAATAGAAGGCCTTGAATCAAGATCTCAATTTCGGGAAGGGAACTTCCGTCCGAGATTCGGTTGGGGACGACCACCGACAACAGTCCCATGCTCCCGTATGGATCGCCAAGCGGATTGCCTGAGGAATCCGTGAAATCAAGGTCGAAAGTTCCATTCCGAGCACCCAGACTTACTACGTTGTACCAGCCGGTCGCAGTCATGTTGGTCCCAGGAGCTCCCACCGGGATCTCAGTATTGTTTACGATCACTTTCACAATCGCGCTCAGTGGTCCCACTCCCAGAAGCACTTCGCAATGGGTGAGATTTCCATCGTTGCGGGCAAACACGAGAGGCGGCTCATACCACCCCGTTCCGTAAACCAGCGGAACACAGTCGTTGTACAGCGCCAGGTTCCCTGCTGGAATTGAAAGATGCATCCCTTTCTCGCCATAAGTGCGGACGTAAATCGCGGCCGGCATAAACTCGATCCCGCCGAAGCGCCCAGTCGGATTATTTTGTGCGTCAGTGCTGAACATCCCCCGCTGCTGGCACTGTGCGCGCGAGTAGTCGCACGAAGTGTACGGTGTGGTCCCGTTCAGATTCCCGACGCCGTTCGTCTGGTCCGCGGAGTATCCGCACTGATAGAATGGCGCGTAAGATCCGGAAGTTCCACCGCTAACTGCTTCCTGCCGTTGTGATGCGTCGGATGGAAAATTCCACGGACAGCTCTTCTGAATTCGTACTGACGGCAAGTACACCCGTTGCAAGTTCAGGCGGTTCGTAAAGCTAAGTCGTAGCGTCAACTCGGTAGATTGATCCGGAGGATTTGCGACTCCGCAGAAGACAACCTGGCTGTCCGAAGCCGCCACACCGTTCGCTAAATCGAAAAACAGGAACGTTACGGAAAGTTGGGCGCCCTTCCACCCGATGTTTCTCTCGATCGAGGACAGGAACGAGTCAGCGTTGGCCAGTGTAATCGAGACGGTCGAGGCACCCTCAACAGCCAGTTCTGACGATGAAGTTAAGTCAAACACGTTGTGTCGCAAAACTCGGCTCAGATACTGCGCGCCGTTCACAATTACCGGGTGCGTACTCCACCGCTGAACGTCTCCAGAGGACAGCGTGCAGTCAAACAAGAGGAGGGGTGTGCCGGGAACCTCCAGTTCCTTCAGAGTGTTGATCGAGGTGGTACTCATGCCAATTCCGGGCTCAGGTCAAGTTACTGATTAGGCTGATCTGGCACTTATTCTGGTCGGGCGCAGTGGTCGTCCATGGAAGCAGATCCGCATTAAATCTCGTTTCCGAATACACGCCGCCAAGGTCAATGGTCTTCTTGTAAGGCCCTGGTGCGGATTGTGCCTCCACTTGCGCACCGCACGCTTCCACAGTCCCGCCCGGCGGCAATTGCACACCGAAGCTGATTCCGTCCGACTGGATGGAAAGGCAGGCCGAGGCCACAACTCGAGTCCACGTTGCTGGCACGGAAACCTCTGTCAGCGAATCCAGGCCGTCGGCGGATATTACAAGTTGAGCCGGGCAGTATGCGCCGCTGCGCAAGTAGACACTATAAGCGTACTGATACCAGCTTGGCCCGCCCGTGACTTGAACGATGCGTTGGTCCGCTTGCCCCGTGTTTGTGAGCTGCAGGGCATTAGTTCCGCCGAACGGATCCTGTATGCCCAAAGTAACTTGCAGCATTGGGTCAGCCGTCCATACCGGCTGCGTCCAGTCCTCACTCCACATCAATAAGTTGTCAGTTGGATCCAGGAAGGTAAATGTATTCAAGCGGCCCAGGGACGCATCGAATAACGCTTGGAGCGAAGCCGCTTCAGCGTCGGTGAGGCTCGCATAAGTGAGCTGCCATTGCACCGTCTGCGCGCCTGTATCCGCCATCCTTAACGTGCTGCCGTCTGGAAGCTGGTTCAGGAATGTGCGCATGTTGGTGACCCGCCCCACAGGGTACTGAGATATGGTGCCAGTGGTCAGCTGCGGGTAGTACAACATGTCAGTCTGGATTTTCCACGATCCGAAGCGACGTAGTTGCGTTGAACGGGCCCACCAGTTGTTCGGATAGCTGGGAGTCCTCAAGACTACAGCTGGGATACGTCGTGCCATCCCAGGGGTCGGTAAAAGAGAAGTTCTGAGCTGCGCCGCTCAGCCCTCGAAAGAACTCCCGATATGCGTGCAACTCGCTTTCGTCCAGCAAACTGAGTCGTACGATCCAGTGATGCAGCGGCGCTTTATAATTGCCCACTCGTTGCTCCGAGCCATCCACAAAGCGCAACACGGTTGTGGAGTACTCGGATGAGTGCTGCGCCGGATATTGGAGCACGGCGCCTGTTTTTAGCAGCGGGAAGTCGCTCATATCACAATTCAGCAATCACGTCGTTCAACGGATGCGAGTTCAAGATGGCCTGCCTCACCGCGTCGGCAATCTCGTTGCTGTGGTCCAAGAACGACTGGCTGTCCATGGCGTTTACTTGAATGTTCACTTGCTGCGCAGCTGCTGAGCTCTGTGCCCGTGGCTGGCCGGACTCTCCGACGTTTACCGGCACCACTCCTCCGCCAGACCCGACCCCTCCCTGGTATTGCACGGGTGCCGCCAACTGGAAAGGCGCCGGCGCGGTGGTCGTCGCACTGCCGCCTCCAAATAGACTCATCAAGCCGCTGATAATCGGAGACAGAGTAAGGCCTCCGCCAACCAGCGTGGATGCAATGCCCCCCACGGTGCTTCCAACCGATGCGCCACCGCCCCCTTTTTCTGCGGTGTTTTGCGTCACAGCCTGCGTGTTTTCTTGAATAGCCGCCGTTTGTTCCTGCTGCGTCGAGGCAAGGCTACTAAGCTGCGTACTGAGCGCGGACAGTTGCTCGGTAACGTCGCTCGTGGAACCCTGGCCGCCTGGAAGTTCGATCGACGCAATGGAACTCCCTGATAGGCTCACGCTGCCGCCGCTCCCTGATCCGGCCGTGGCCAACTCTTGAGCGGGATTCGAACGCGTCGCGCCCCCGCTTGCAGTTGTCGACAGCACTTCATCCCACTTAGATTTGGGCATTGCGTTTCTCCAGCGTCCATTCGTTCTCTAAGATAGCGATCGCCTCCACCAGACGCGCTGGCAGGTCAAAAACGTTACTTGCGCCCATTAGCTTCCACGCTTGGAATTCCTCTAGCAAACCCAGGCTCTCGGCTGTGATGTATGACGTTGGACAGGTCGTCAGGGAAACTCGTTCTCGCGCCCACACGATTTGTTGCAACGAATCGCTCGAGTCTTTGCGCCAACCGCATCGCCGCTTGCTTTCCAGGCCGTTTCTCCGGCACGCGTCGCATTTCCACGCGGCCTGGTTCCCCAACTGAAAGTGGAATGCGATAATCAGTTTTTTCTTTCTGCTTCGCTCAAGCCGCACTGGCCCCGGATTGCGGCCAACGCTTCCTGCGTTAGTTCTTCCGGCCCCCTATCCAGCAATTGATCGACGGTTGCCTGCTCCCCATCGATCATCAGACCGTCGACGCTAACCAGCCCCCATCGCATGTACATGGCGTCGATCTCCTGCGCCAGTATGTTCGCCTCGATCTTCTCCCGGACCTCGTTGCCGGCCGCCAAGAACTCCGCTCTTTGACTGAGCTCCCGCGCGCACCTGCTCAGTTCCATTCGGCGGCCAAAAGAGACGCGACGAATCACGAGCGTGACACCAGGAATCGCCCGGGACTGAATCGAAAGCGTACTCTCGTAAGACACCGGACCGCTCACGGGCTGGTGCGGTTTGTCGGTGGCCCCGCCGCTACTCTCACCCGAACGCGAAAAAAACCTCATCATCCACGCTCCCCTGTGCCCGGCAGCTTTGAAACTGCCACTGCTGCCGCGTCTCGGAATCGTCGAATCCCGGAACTTCCGGGATGACGCTCTGCATGTAAATGCCAAACACCTGGCCTTGCTGCTGCCCTAGCTGGATCATCACGCTAATCGGTGATCTTTGGCGCGCGGCCTGGTATAGAGCCGCGGTCGCGGAATCGTCCTGCTGGTAGAGATTGAGGCTGACAGAAACTGTTCGCTGGCCTGGAGCAATAGCACTAGGCAGTTGCTCACCGAACTCTTCCGCCCGCAAATCCACATTGTTGGAGAACGAGAGGTCCGCCTTGGTAAGAGTCCAAAAGCGTTCTGGGGAGCTGCCCAGCCAAACCTGGCCAAGGTTCCCCGGTACGATCGCGTAGCTCATCGGACTGACAGTGGGCTCCTGCGGGAACGCGGGAAGCCCCGCTTGGCCGCTCTCGAAACTGGAACTGTCCACTACATCCTGCGCCGGCCCACTGAAGTCGAATTCATGAAAGTCCCCGTTCACGGCTAGACTGAGCGTGTTAACCGCCGCGCCAGACAGAATGCGCTGGACGGAGGTAGCTGGACTCCAATAATCGAAGATCGTTACGCTTGGCAGATCCGTCGCCGGCTGATATCCGGTTGTCGGTCCGATCTGTGAGTTGGTTGCAGGAGTAACCGTGAATGGCGCGTTGAGCTGGATCGTTTCCGGGTCGACGATTGCGGAAACAAAACGCATCTCTCCGCCGCTTGTGACCGCTTGACCCGGTGCCAGCCCGTGCGGGCCAGTGAACGCAATCTGAGACAAGTTGGCCGCATTGCTCACGGTTCCTCCCGCATACAGCGTCGGATCGCCACCCAGACACGCTTGAAAGAGCGGCCCGTGTGGGGGCGGCTGCGTCGGATCGGACCACGTCGTCATGTAACTCTTGAGTTCGAAACTCGTCTGTTTTCGGATGCCGCTCGGGTTGCCTGGAAACGTTCGCGAGCCGGTCTTGTCCTTCCTTTGAACTTTCTCTGTGCGCTGCTTCATGCTCAACTTCAGCGCGGGAATACGATTAGCGGCGCTGACCGTCGGTGCGACTCCGAAGCTCTGCTCCAAGGCGACATAGAACCGATTCTCGTTGGATAATATGTAGGACATAGTTTGCTTTGCGAAGCTCGTTAGTCCGAACTAACCTCCAGGACGACTGCCACCTTGGCGCTTTGCAGCAGATTCCTTCCGCCGTGTTTCACCGGGCCAAAGGTAATCTCGTATCCGCCGTTAAAATACACGCCGTCGCCCCAATCGCCCCGGTTGCTCTCGAGCACTTGCGTGATTGCATCTACGTAGGTCTGCAGGTTGGTTTCTAGGTTATCGAGCCGGTCCTGCGACACGCGCGCTTCCACCACCATCTGCGCATTCCCCGAAAACGTCCGAAACTTCTCCGTGAGCGAATTGACAATCTTGCTGCAGTAGACGTAGACCAGCGGGTACTTGCTCGCGGTGCTCCGTTCCGCGATCTCCGGCGCGACGTTTTGTGCGATGATTTGCTCCGCGTTGATGGACGGCAATTCCACGGCCTGCTCGGCTGAAAGAGCCGCCACCGCCGCCGGCACACCGTTTTCAGCGGTGAGAACGCCCCACAACTTAGCCGTGACTGAGCCTGCAATCGCAATCACCGCTCAGCCCCTCTGTATGACGTGCTGGTCCATAACGTACCAGGTGGGTTGTTGACCTTCTGGAGGGGGTGTTCCCGGCTGCATCCCCATGGCCATCGCCCAGCTGGAATTAGCCTCCATCGGAATGCTGTTTTGAAGTCCGAGAGACTGCGGGGACGTCCCCGCGTATACGTTCCAACCGGCCACATTTGCCGGGAGACTCCCGCACGCCACTGCCAGCTGCTGCCCGTCAGAGGTCGTCAGTTGGCTCATGTCACTTGGCGCGCCTTCTTCGCCTGCTTGGTTCACCCACGTGACTTCCACGAAGAACGTTGCGCCAGCTCCACTGCCCGTCACCGTCGACAAGATTGGCGTGGCTGCCTTCGCAATTGGGTCCGCCACTAACCCCACGCCGATTCGCAAATAGTTCTCAGCGCTCTCCTTCGCCAGCTGTTCGTATTCGGCCCACTTACCTTGATACCGGTCGTTGAGTTGACTGTTGTACGCGTCGCGATAAACCAAAGCTAGCGTCCTGTGTATGTGCCACTGCCGTAGCGGCGCTGTCACGACGACGTCGCTGACGTCCCGGTTGCGCCTCTGTGTCCACGGAAGGTCCCGAAGCGGTAGCCGCTTCAGGAGGAACAAGACTAACTGGGACGCGATATCTCTCTGCGCCAGAGCGATCTTCCCCCCTAGATCGATACCTTCGATCTCCGCGACGCTAAGGATGGCGTTCTCGACATTCTCAAGATCGCTCGGTGCGATAATCGGTCCATCTGTAAATAGGGCCATGTCCGACCGCTCACCGGCTAGCGCTTCTCCGGACGAACGCTTTTAATCGCCCGTAAGTCCGCCTCTGAAATCACGTTCACCTGGACCCGGTCGGCCAGCGCACGCTGCTGGGCTTCCAAAACAGCCTTTTGAACTTCGGCGTGATACTCCTCCGACTCCGGCGGGCTCGCTAATCGCGCCCGTCCTTCCAGTAAAAGCTTCGCCGCGAGTCTGCGGCTTACCTCCGTTTTTTGTCCCGCTCTTCCGCCGTCGGGCGTTTCCTCACTCACCACCACTACGTGAGGCTCGGTGATTTCCTGTTCAATCTTCTTCAGCTTTTGATAGAACACCTTCAAGTCCATCTCTCCTCCTCGGAAGCACACCGCGGGCCGCAGCCCCACGCCCGTCCGTCCGGCGCTACTAGCTGTTCACCTGGATCCCGAAGGAATTTCTCAGAACCGCGGTCCCATACAACACATCCACCGTGAACTGCTGGGCCAGCGTGTTCGGCTGATAGCTCATCACAACGCGGATTCCAAAATTGCCCATCTCGGCGTACTCCGCAACAGCTCCCGTACCAGGTAACGGCTGTGGCAGTCTGCGTACCACTAGTCCGATCGCGTCTCGCGCGAACGCCAGGTTATGCGTGTTCACTGGAGTGCTGCCGGTCTTTTGCACCAACTGCGACCGGAACACGAAAAAGTCTTTGATCTTTCCAACCGCCCCTTCCACCAGGGCTCGCAGACCAGCGTCGCCTGCTGAATAGTATTCGCTGAACCGCGGAATCTGGCGCAGCGCCGAGTACGTCGTGGGATCCACTACTAGGTACTTACTGGCGGCCGCTGGCACCATTGCCTGGAACAACGCCGTCTCAGCCGAGTCCACCACTTCCTCCGTTATGGCAACGCCCGCCGTGCCGATTGGCGTGTTCGAGCTAAATTGCGAGTACAAGCTTAATATGTCCGACTCAATTCGTTCCGCGATTGCCACAACCGCCGGCTGCATGTAGAGCTTGAGGAGATCGGGTACCGCCAGCACCTTCGTCACGTCCGGAATCTGAAAGGTCGCTTCCGCATGTGTATTCAACACGATCTGCGCGTTCCCGATGCTCGGATTCTGGGGCTGAACCGTCCCGCCCTCCGCAATGTTGTTTGCCACCAACGTTGGCGGAATCGGAACATTCACCGTGTCTCCAGCGTGCGCTAGGGTTGGCTCGTAGTCCCGGTTGACCAAATTCCCCATAACCAAGTTAGTCACCAAGGCCGGCAGCGCGTCCACGGCTACTAACTTGACGATCGCGTTCGCGACGTTTGCTGATGTAATTGCTGACATTTAGGTTTACCTCGTCTTTTGCCTTAACTCTGATTCCGGATCGCTCGCTCTTCGTAGCTGCCCCGGCCCCCGGTCAATTGCCCCGCAGTGCCTGGCCTGCGACTCGCGAGATCTCCTGGCGAACCTTTTCCAGTTCTTCCGGACTCATTCCCGGCCGAATCTTGTCCAGGCTGAGTCCACCTGTGGGCGAAGCCGCCTTCGGCCCCGATCCCATCCCCGAACCACCCGTTATGCGTGCCGGTAGCAATTCGGGGTTTTCCTGCACAAACTGCGTAAGGTAATCTCGTAGCGGCACTTCACCTCCACCACCGCGTGCGATCAGCCGGCCATCCTCACCGCGCCGAATATCGTCTTTCACCGCCCGGTAGGCCAGATCCACCTTCGCGACACCCAGCCGTTGCAGTTCGCCTCGAATCGCTGAGTTACGGTCCGCCTCGTCCGCCAGCTCCCGGCTCCGCTCATTCTCCTTTACTAGCTCGTTAACCCGTCGTTCCAATTCCTCACGGCGTTTGCGCTCGTCCAGCAATTCGGTCTTGTAAGCGGGCTCCGCCTTGACCTGCTCGGCTTGCACAAACTCTTCGATCACTCCGCGTATCAACGAACGCAGGTCAGTGCCGTCGCCCTTTACGTCGTCCATATTCCTCCCTCGCTCTTGACTCGCCGCTTCTGAACCCGGCTCTCTTATGCTTCCGGCTCTTCGTCGATCTCACGCCCGATTCTGTCCTTCACTTCTTGCCTGACGTCAGACAGGAATTGGAATGCTAGCTTCTTGTACACCTGAGTCCTCAGAGTCGCCGAGTTGATTCCTAGCCCAAGTAGCCGCTCCGCATCTTCCAGCTCGGCCCCAAAATCTCCAATGTCAAACTCGTCCATGCCGGAAACGTCAATGCCCAGTCCATCCTCGCGCGCCGATTCAACCGCCCGCAGCACCCGCTTCATGCAGTCCTTAACTGCGTCGCCATACGCTCGCAGCACTTCCTG